ACGAGTTAAGAAATCAAGTTATAAAACATTTTATGAATGAAGAAAATGCAAAAAGACTTTTAATGAATTTATCTTATCATATCGTTAAAGAAGAGGTAAATAAAATTGTACCAAATTATGAACAAGAATTAATAGAAAAAGTTGCAAGTTTGATTAAAGATAAAAAATCAGTTGAATTTAATTTATTTGATTTTGATAGTTATGGTTCTGGTAGAAGTAAATCTTTAGGTGCAAAAATAGTTGAACAAACTATAAAAGAAAATGAACAATTAATCAAAGATAAAGTGATTGATTCAATCCAAAACAGAGATTATAGCAAAGAAGCTTGGAATAAATTTGAAAGTTTAGCAGAGAATTTTACAAGCAATATTTACGATTTTGTAGACTTAATTAAAAGTAAAAAATAAAAATGAAATTAAAAACATTTAAATACAGTATTGAATCTTTAGAACAACAATATGACAAAGCTATTGAAGAAATAAATAAAACTCTTGAAAAAGATGATTTTGAAATATCTTATATAGATGTAGTAAATGTAGAATTTTTAAATAGTGAGATAGCTGTTATAAAATACAAAATTAAATGGACTATGAACGATGATTTTGAAGATAAAGACGAAAAATTAAATTGGTAAAATAATTAACAATGAATGTAAAAATAAAAAAATTACACCCAAATGCAGTAATTCCTAGTTATAGTAAACCAGGAGATGCTGGACTAGACTTAACTTGTGTAAATAAAGACTTTGAATATGAAAGAGGTTTACTAACTTTATATTTTGGTATTGCAATTGAAATACCAGAAGGTCATGTAGGATTACTTTTCCCTAGAAGCTCTATATATAAGAAAGATGCAATACTCAGTAATGGTGTAGGTGTCATAGATTCTGGATATAGAGGAGAAGTGATGGCAAAATTTCGTGCAAATTCAATAGAAGAATTTTCAGTAGGAGAAAGGTGTGTACAATTAATGATAATACCTTATCCTAAAGTAGAATTTGAAGAAGTAAATGAACTTTCTGAAACTGAAAGAGGTACAGGAGGGTATGGTAGTACAAGTTTAAAAAGTCTTTAAAATGGACAAAATAATTAAAAGATTATCAGATTTATTATTATGGTCTGATAGATTAGGTTCTGATGAAAGAAATGAAATTCAAGAAATTATTAAAGATTTAAAAAAAATACAAGATGGAAAATAATAAAATTCTCATAGCCAGTTATGGGACCCTAAGAGTTGGCTATGGAAACTCTAGATTAGTTAACATACCTGGAGAAACAAAATGGTTAGGTACAGGTAAAACTGTTAAAAAATACCAAATGAGAGCATCTGGTATTCCTTATGTAAATAAAACTCCTGACACTCAAATTGTTGTAGATGTTTGGGAAATAGATGTAGTTAAACATTTACCTTCTGTAGATAGATTAGAAGGACATCCTGATTGGTATAAACGTGAAGAAATTGACGTAGAGTTAAATGGAAAAACTATTAAAGCTTGGCTTTATTTTATGGAAAATGCTGGATCAACTATTGTTGAGTCTGGTGATTATAATGATTATAGACCTGTAAATTATTAAAAATTATGTGTGGAATAGCTGCATTTCATGGTTCAGGACCAAATAAAAATCCTGATATATTAAAAATTAAATTAGTATCTATTTCAAATGATTCAAGAGGTGGACATGGTGTAGGTGTTTATGCTAATTTAAATCCTTATTTTTTATTAAAAAGTATAGAATATAGTAATTTTTCAGAATTATATGAAAAAGTACACTTTTCTAAAAAAAGTACTAATGCTAATTGCATTATAGCACATACTAGATATGCTACTAAAGGAAGTAAAACAAATGAAAATTTACATCCTTTTGTTTTAAATGATGGAAAATTTGTATTTTGTCATAATGGTACTATTTATAATACTGCTGAATTATTAAAAGAATACCCTTTAGAAGATTTTGATCCTACTGATAAAGTAGATTCTTTTATATTAGCTAATATCATATATAAATATGGTTATAGTGTATTAGGTAAATATAGAGGTAAAGCTGCTTTAGTATGGACTGAAAATGGAGGAGAAACTTTAAAAGTTTTTAAAGGAGAATCTAAATCTAACGCAGGTTTATTATCTGAAGAAAGACCTTTATTTGCAGTTAATTTAAATGAAGGTGTTTATTTTTCTTCTTTAAAAAAAGGATTATCTTTTATAACTAATACTAAAGAAAGTAAAGAAATTTATGATATTAATACTAATTGTATTTTTGAATTTAAAGGAAAAGACGTTATTTCTAAATTAGAAATTAACAGAACTGAATGTTTTCAAGATGATATTGTAGCTGTTTCTTATTATAATCATAATAGTTATAGTACTAATAATTTTAGTGTAAATAAAAAAAGTGAAACTGAAGTATTTTTATCTAATAAATTTAAACTTAAAATAGAGAATGGTTATTTTAAAAAACAAAAGAAAAATGAATTATTAAACGGTGTTTATATTACTAATGAACATTGTACTACTTTTAATCCTGTTCATTTACATAAAGTAGATTTAGATAATCCTTTAACTTTAGTTTTTAAAAAAGGAATTTGGATTGATTTAGATTTGATGAAAGAAAAAATTTTAGATTCTAAAAAAGAATTTAATATTGAATCTATAATGGATTATACTATTCCTGTTAGTATGGCAGAAAATTTTAGTAAAATTCCTATTAAGTATCATAATTTTTGGTATCATCCGACAGGAGCAAAAGATAAAAAAGTATATAGTTTACCTATTATGTTTAATTATAAATTAAGTTTACAAGGTAATAGTTTTTGTAAACAAGTTCCTTTAGATTTTGCAAGTAGTTTAAACCTAAATGGACCTCAATTAAATTTAGATTTTGAAAATGTTTTAAATTTTGATAGAATTTTAGAAACTTATTGTAGACATTTTAATATAACTAAAGATTTGTTTAATATTTTATTAAATCCTTCTAAAACTCCTACAGAATTATTTTCTATAATTTCAAATAATTCTATATATAGAACAGATTATTTTGATCTAATGTTAGACATATGTCCTGATTTAGGAAACTCTAATTATATAGATTTTTCTCAAGGTATGTTTAATTATTCTTATTTTAAAGTAAAAGGTACATCAGGATTGACTTTTTCTGAAAAAATAAAAGAATATTTAATAGAGATTTATGAAGATATTCTTTTAGACCAAGAAGAAGATGATCAATTTGATTTTTATACTCACATGATAGAAGAAGAAGAGAGGTTGAAAAATTCTCTTGATAACCCTTTTGATGATACTTACTTTAATTATTAATAAAAAATAAATTATGTTAAAAAATAAAACAGTTATTGATATAAATGGAGATACACAATTAAAAAAAAATTGTATTCTTTACTTAAAAAACTATTATTTACATTCTCATGAAGATATTTATTTTGTAAAAAGTTTAAATAAATATTTTCATATAAACCAACTTAGAAAAACAGCAGGTTTAAATCTAATTTTAGACTCTTATAATGTTGAGTTAAATACATTTAATTGTAGTTTTGATATTATTGATTATACAGAAAATGAAAGAGTTTTAGTATTAAATGGAGATAAAACACTTATAAAAGTTAACAATAAATATAATAAAATTTACAATCTACAAACTTTTAATATTTATTCTAAAAGTTTAAATCAATTGTTATATGATTCTAATTTTATTTTTAATAAATATGATTCAAATTTTTATTATATTGGTAACGCTAATTCTGAAGCAATAGAAGAAATTAAAAACTCTATAACTTCTCGTGTAGCAACTAACAGAGCCTATAACATAGAAGAAAATTTAGATTATGAATATTTATTGAATACTCATAAAAATTTAAATTTAGAGATAGAAAAAGATACTTTGCAGTATAAAAAATACTTAAAAGATTATTCTTATGGTATAGAATTAGAAACTTCTTTAGGATCTGTTTTTCCAACTACTCTTAATAAATATGGATTTTCTATATGTAGAGATGGTTCTATTTCTAATGCAGAGTATGTAAGTATTCCTTTTAAAGGAGTTAAAGGTTTAGAAAGTATCAAAAAGTTTGTAAATTTAAATGTTAATAACGTTAAAACAGACTTTAATTGTAGCTATCATGTTCACATAGGTAATGTAAGAAAAGATAAAGTTTTTATTAATGCATTATATAATTTTTTATATTATTTTCAATTTGATTACTTTAACTATTTTCCTTTTTATAAAAAAGAAAATGTTTTAGAAAAAAGAAAGCATTATACAAAACCTTTACCTGATTTATGTAAAAATTTAAATTTCTTAAATGAAAAAAACTTTAAAGAAATAGTAAACTATAATAATAAAAATTTATTTTTATTTTTAACAGATGGATTTAATCCAGATAGTCTGTTTAATAAGAAAACTAAAAGACACCCTTTTGAAGCTAAATGGAGTAGAGTAAATAGATATTATGTCTTTAACTTTATGAATTTAATATTTTCAGAAAGAGGTACTATAGAATTTAGGATTCATGAAAATACTTGGAACTATGAAAGAGTTAAAAATAATATTTTATTATCTATTGCTATTATAGAGTTTGTTGATAAACACATAAAAGAGTGTTTAGAAGGTAATTTCTTTACTTTAAATGAAGTAATTAATTTTTATTTTAAAAATGAAGTAAAAATTAATTTACTAAGTTATTACGAAAATAGAAAAAACATATTTAGGAAAAATAAACTATCTACATTTGATAACTATACAGAAAATCATTTAGATGAGCTTCAATAAAGAAACTTCAAGGTTAAGTTATTCTTCTTTAACTAGATTATTAAAAGAAGGAAAAGATTCTTTTTTAAACCCTGTTTATAAAAAGTCTAATTCCTTAGAAAAAGGAACTGTAATAGACAAAACAGTTTTTAAAGAAGAATTTACTGAGGAAATAATGGATATTCAAATTCCAAAACCTCAGCCAAAAGAAATAATAGAATATATTATTAACAATAATTTAGAGATAAATCTAGCTTCTGTTGAGGAAGCTAGTACATCTCTAGATGTTAAATCTAAAAATTATGAAAAGTTGTTATCAACTATTTTAGAATTTCCAGATTATATAGAATATTATAAAAATCCTAAAAATAAATTACTAAAAGTAAATTATGATTTAGGTCAACAAATAGGTAATTATCTTTTAAAAGATGAAAATGTTACTTATTTATTTAGTAAGGGTAAAGCTCAATTTGAGCATACATTTCAATACAGAGGATTTAATATTTTTATCAAATTAGACTATTTAAAAATAGATACTGAAAATAAAGAAATTATTATTACAGATTTAAAATCTAGTAGCTATCCTCCAAAGTTTCCAGATAGTGTAAAAAGATATTATTATCATTTACAAGGTAAACTTTATTTAATGGGTATAGAAGACTTTATGGAAAAAAATGGTTATGGAGATTATACTTTGCGACCATTTCATTGGGTAGTTTGTAATTCTTTAAAAGTAGATGAACCTTTAATATATCCTTTAGCATATAAAGATGAAATTGAAGGCAAAGTATTAATAGACGATGCTATTAATTTAATTGAAGAATATATTTTAAATGATTGGACAGATAAACCCACCACAAACACAGAGTACGAATCCATATTTTTTTAAAGACTTAGAAGAACTAAGTTTTACCCAAACAACATTATTTTTATTAAATTATTCAGGTATTTTACATAATTTTAACTTAAGTAGTTTATCTTTAACTACTCATTTAATTGTAAATGAAAATTTTGTAAATGCTTATTTAGAAAATGCTGATATAAAGTATAGATATAACACACCTGTACTTTATTTAGTGTTTAATAAAGAAGCTAAATATTTAAATAATATAAAACAAAATAATAAAAATTTAACTATTTTAGAGTATTTAGAAGAATCTAAAGAAACTATAGATTTTTATGAAGATAATTATAACTATATTTTTACATATAAACCTAATAATTTAGAATTTTTTGACATGGTTAAATATGTTAAATCAGGTTATTATTTAATGTTAAAACCCTTAGCAAAATCAGATATTATTTGTAATTTTGTAAATAATTTATTAAAACAAAAAGGTTTGTATGAAATAATGCAAATGTATTATGATTTAGATCATATTCCAAAACCTTTTGTTAAAATAAATAAATTAACTGAAACTTATAGTGAAAGTACATTTACATCTGCTAAACATAAAGATTTTATAACATTAAAAAAATATACTTAATATGAATTATATTATTACAAATAATCCTGAATTTTTTAAAAAAATAGGTAATTATAATTACTGTACTTTAGATGAAATGTTACTAACAGATGTTATTGCGGTAGATACAGAAACTACTGGCTTAGATTCTAAAATAGATAGAATATTTTGTATTCAAATTGGTACAGGAATTAATAACTATTTAATAGATTTACAAATACATTCTAATAATAATATTACTTTAGAAGAAGTAATGCCTTATATTTTAAATAAAACATTAATATTTCATAATGCAGCATTTGACTTAGGATTCTTTTTTAAAGCAAACTTTTTTCCTAAAGTTGTTAGAGATACTATGTTAGCATCTATGATTTATTATAATGGAAATCCAATTATTAGACATTCTTTTAAAGATTGTATGGAAAGAGAGTTAGGAGTTTATTATGATAAAACAGAACAAGCAAATATTGCAACAGTTCAACTATCTCAACCCTCTACAATAGAATATTGTTTTAATGATGTAGATAAATTAATTGAACTTCATAACAAATATTTAGAATTATTAACTGAATATAGTGCATTAGAAACTTATGCTTTACATTGTAAACACATTAGAGCTTTAACTTATATAGAACTTTGTGGTTTACCTATTTCTAAAAAAGCTTGGGAAGAAAAAATGTTAAATGATTATACTAAATATAAAGAAGCTGAAAATATAGTTAAAGAATATATTTTTGATAATCTTCCTAAATATAGAAATCTACAATTAGAATTATTTTCTTCTGAAAAAAAAATTAAGTGTTTATTATCTTCTTCTCAACAAATGATTCCTGTATTTAAAAGTTTAGGTATCAACGTTGAAATAGATGAAAAAGGAGTTATTAAAGAAAGTTTAGAAAAAAATGTTTTAGCTAAATCTGATCATGAGTTTGTAAAATTATGGTTAGATTTTAAAGAAAATGAACATAATGTAACTACTTTTGGTAATAGTATTTTAAATAAAATTAAAGATGATAGTAGAATTTATACTAGATTTAAACCTATATTAGATACTGCAAGAATTGCTTCAAGAAAAGGAGAAATAAATTTCTTAAATTTTCCTGCAAATAAAGAAACTAGAAATTGTTTTCAAGCCAATAAAGGATTTAAAATGATAGTAGCAGATTATGCAGGTCAAGAAACTGTTGTAGGTGCTGATATTACAGGAGATAAAGCTATGATTGAGTCTATAGTTGATGGTAAAGATTTACATTGTGCTTTTGCAAGAGTACTTTACCCTGAATTAAAAGATTTATCTGATGAAGAAATTATTAAAGAGCATAAAAGTAAAAGAAATGACTCTAAAGCTCCGAGATTTTGCTTTCAATTCGGTGGTACAGGATATACTTTAGCAATGAATGAAGGTATATCTATTGAAGAAGGAATGAGAATTGAAAATTTGTTTAAACAATTACACACAGGTATTTATCAATATGGTAATACTAAGTTAAAAGAAGCTATTAATAAAGGATATATTGAATATGCTTTAGGATTTAAACTTAGATTGCCCAATTATTCTTATTTTAATAAATTACATGAAGAAATTTCTAGCTTTGATAGTTATTTCTGGGATATTTATAGAATAGGTAAAGAAGAGTATAAAAGAAAAAAAGCAGCTGATAAAGATTTTTCAGAATATCAAATAGAAAATTACCCTGCTTATGAATTATTTATTGATAATAAATATAAAATTAGTGAGTATTTTAGTATAAGATCATTATATTTTAGACTATGTTTAAATGCTCCTACTCAAGGAACTGCTGCACATCAAACTAAATATGCTACTGTATTACTTTTTGATTATATTGAAAAAAATAATCATTACTGGGATGTAAGAATTTCTAATGTAGTTCATGATGAAATAGTTTTAGAAGTAAAAGAAGATCTTTGTCCTATTTATATGAAAACTTTAGAAGATTGTATGAAAAAAGGAGGGGATTATTTTTTAACAAACCCAATATTAAAAATGAGTGCAGACAGTAATATTGGAGAATCATGGTATGAAGCCAAGTAATTATGATAAAAATTATTAACACTTAAATTAACGTAAATATGAAAAATTAATGAGTAATAAATACAGAAGAAAAGGACATTTGTTAGAACAACTTACTGTAAAAGATCTAAGAGATTTATTTCCTAAAGCTAAAACTTCAAGAAATGCTTCTCACTTATTAGATAGTTGTAAAATAGATTTAGCATTTATACCTTTAAATATTCAATGCAAAATGGGTTATATTAATAATAGACCTAAATGGGATATTCTTAAAAAAGAATCAGATGAATTACTTAAAAAGAATTATCCTAAAAATGATCCTATTCACCAAAATCCTTTTTTATTAAGACATAAAATGGGAAGAGTAGATATGGCAACTATGGAATGGAAATTTTTCCTAGAATTGTATAAGTTTTATGTAGAAAAAAATAAAGACAAATTTTCTATGTATATTTAAAAAATTATATGTAACTTTGTAAAATAATATTATGACACAAGAAAAAATTTATGAAATCTTAGTTTTTATGAAAAACAACAATTTAAATTTTGAAGACCAAGATTTAGTAAAAAATTTATATATTTTAATTCATAAAGATTATATCTCTAATAATATATTATCAAAAACTATTTATAAATTTAATAATTTAATAAATAGTAAAATACATAATGCTATGAGTTTTAATATAGATGATCTTCATAGTGTATCTCCTGAAAGTATAAGAGACTTTATAAATTCTATTAGAATAGAAGGTAGAAATGGTGATTTTTATATAGACCCTCCTGCTGAAGAAGAAAGTCAAAATGAATATGACGATGATTATGATGATCCAGACTTACTCTACGGAGATGATGAAGATGAAGATGATATACTTTAAATTTTTTACTAAATATCTTATAAATTTAAATAAAAATATTTATTAATTTAAAAGATAATTTTAATAAATGATTACATTTGAACAAATAGGAATGTTATTAGTAAAATACAATAAATGTAAATTTCCTAACCCTTTATTAAGAAATGGATTAATAAGGTTTATAGATGGTAACGAGTCTAATCAAACTTTAGAAAATTTTGAAATAACAGAGTTAGGAATTTCAGTATTAACTGGTAAACCTATTACATCTGAAATTACATCTGAGTTTATAGATTTATATTATGAAAAGTTTTCTACTCAAATTTTAGGAATAAATAAAGTGTCTTTTAGTCCTAAAAGTTTAATTAAAAAAAAGATAGAAAATTTTATTAATAAATTTAAAACAAATCCAGATGAAATTTTAAAAGCTGTTGATTTCTACCATGAAAATTGTAGAAACAACGGAAATTTAGTCTACTCTTTAGATGCTCAATATTTTATTGAGAAAAATGGAGGTAGCTTATTATTAGATAATATATTAGAAATGCGTAAAGGAGTTTTTGTTAACAATGATAAATTAATATTTTAATGGAAGTATTAAATGTAATAAAAGACAATAAAAAGCAATTAATAGAAGGTCATATTAATTGTATACCTAATCCTTTTAAAGGATTACAAAAATATTACAGTGGTATATTTCCAGGAGCATTAGTTTGCATTACCGCAGAAACAAGTGTGGGTAAAAGCTCAATTTCAAAATACATTTATGTATTTAGTGTAGCAGATTATATATTATCATTAAAAAATCCTTCTGATTTAGACTATTTATGTTATTGGTTTGGATTAGAAGAATCTGTAGAAGAATTTGATATTAGTATTATTCAATATGCTTTATCAAAATATCATAATAAAAATAAAACACAAGATGAATTACTATCAAGAATAGATCCTTTAGATGAAGAAACTATTAAAATGATAGAATCTTCTCAAGTACAAGATTTTTTTAAACTAGTGAAAAGTTTTGTGTTATTTGATGATACTACTTCAAACCCTACAGGTATTTATAAAAAATGTAGAGAAATCTCTTTAAAACGAGGTAAACATGTAAATAAAACTATTGAAACTTCTACAGGACCAATAGAAGTTTATAGTCATTATGAACCTACAAACCCTCATGAAATTGTTTCTGTTGTTATAGATAATGTTAATATCTTAGAACCAGAAAAGAATGAATTGGGAATTGCCTTAGATTTATCAGGCAGTATAGACAGGATGGTTAATTCTTATGCTAGAAAACAAATGACAAAGCATTGGAACTGGCATGTTTGTTGTGTACAACAACAACAAATGGCAGCGGGAGACCTCAACCACATAAAAGCTGGTAGGTTGGAGCCCGAACCACAAAAACTAGGAGATAATATCAAAGTAGCTAGATCTTATCAAGTTATTATAGGTTTATTTTCTCCTTATAAACATAAATTAGCAAACTACTATAATTATCAGATATTAAATTCTGATAAAAAAGAAGGTTTAGAAGATTGTTTTAGAACAGTTCATATTTGTAAAAATAGATTTGGTAGAACAGGAGTTGCTATGCCTTCATTTTTTAATCCAAAAGGATTTTCATTTGAAACTATTTGTAGCCCTAATGATGTTAACACTTTAAATAATTTTATTAACAAAAAAAATTCTATTTTAAATGTCTGAAAGTAAATTTTTATTACCTACAACACCCACAAAACCAACTGTAGTTAACCCTAGAACTATGGTTATTTTTTCACAGAAGAAGACGGGTAAAAGCCACAGTCTTTCTCAACTTCCTAACTCTTTAATTATAGATATGGAAGGTGGTTCAGATTTCTATGAATGCACTAAAGTTAATATGAATAATATCAATGATTTTGATACTATTATTCAGGCTTTTAGTGAACAAAAACCTCAGTATAATTATATTATAATTGATACTGTAACTTCTTTAAAAGAAAAAGTGCTAAATCAATTAGCAGTTAGATCTTATAATAGAGAAGAAAACAAGTCAGAATCTATGGATTTTGACGTAGATAAACTTGCTTATGGTAAAGGACAAGTTTATAAAAGAGAAGCTTTGTTTAAAATTATGGAATTTTTTACTAAGTTTTGTAAAACTTTAATTATTGTAGGACACGTTGCAGATAAATCTGTAAGTTCTACAGGACAAACTATTAAAGAATTAAATCTTGATGGTAAACTAAAAGATTTATTAGCTTTAAGAGTGGATGCAATTGGTTATATGTACAGATCTCCTGAAGAGAAAAATGTAAATATGCTTTCTTTTGCTCACACAGATGATGTAATTGGTGGATCCCGAAGTAAACATCTTAGAAATAAAGAATTTAAAATTTCTGAACTTAATGAGCAAGATGAACTTGTTACTTACTGGGATAAAATTTTTATTTAAAAAATAATAATGTAACTTAATTTAAAAATAACAATTTAATATATAAATATATAAATATAAATATGAATAATAACGCAAAAACAGCTAGCAACACAACAACTTTTCAAAAATATTATGGTGTAGGTTCTTTTGAACCTATCATGGTTAACCCTACAGCTAAAGATTTAGGTGTATTTCTTAATAGACAAATTCCAAATGAACCTCAGTACTTAACAACTAAAAATATTGATGGTACTGATGTAAAATCTTTGAGAATAGATGTTTGGGGTGTATTACCAAAAGTTGATGTTAAGACTAAAGTTACATTTTGGTTAGAAGGTAGACACGATGTGGCTAGATCTGGTAAAACTAAAATGATAAATGGTCAAGGATTTGCTACTTATGTAGAAGATGCTAGCATTTTAAATAAAAACAAAACTTGGTATTTTGCAGATAACATGCGTAAATGTTTAAAAGGAGAAGACCAAGTAGTAGATTTCTTTATAAAACTAATGAATTGGGAAACTGATTTAAGTAAATTTACTTTAAAAGATGGAGATACTCCTCAAATCTTTTTACCTGTAGAAAAATTATTTAAAGGTGATTTTGCTGATTTACAGCAATTAGTTTTAAATAAAAAAACTATTAAAGTATATTGTGGTATTAAATCTAGACAAGTAGATACTAATACTTACTATGATATGGAAATTTATTCTAAAGCATTTATGAGAGATAATCCTAATAAAAAAGGTGCTAAAGAAATCATCGATGCTTTAATGGGAGAATATAGTGGTTTTTCTGGTAATATTGCTCCTATTTCTGAAACTTTAGAAGAATTTAATCCTGAAAGTTTGACAAATAAATCATCTGTAAGTAGTTCTACAAATACTGGAATTGAACCAGTATTTACAGATGATAATCCTTTTACATTTTAATCATACTTTATGATATATACTTTAGATCAACAGTATCAAATTTTTAATTATTATTTTACAACAGTTAGGTTAAATACTTCTTATAAGAATCCTTTAAGAAACGATAAAACACCTAAATGTTATTTTATAGAAAAAGATAATAAATTAATATTTATTGATTGGGCATCTTTTCCTACTCATTTAAATTGTATAGATTTTGTAAAAAACTTATTTAATTTAAATGAATATAAAGATTGTATTCAAAAAATAAATATAGATTTAAAGTATAGTGATAAAACAAAAGGTAATTTTTTAGTAAAAAACTTTATTAATAATGAGGAGTCTGTAAAGGCTCCTCTAATTAATATAGTTAAAGAAGAAAAAGAAAAAGTTAAATATGATGTTGTATTAAAAGATGATTTTGAATCATCTGATATAAATTATTGGAAACAATATAATATTAACTTAGAAATCTTAAATTTTTATGAAATTAAACCTGTAAAATTTGTTTTAAAAAACAATGTAATAAATTATTCTTCTAGTAAATATAATCCTATATTTGGTTATTTTGAAAATAATGTGTTATATAAAATATATAACCCTTTAGGACATTATACTCAAAAATGGAGAACTATTAATGCTATTTTAGAAGGATATAGTAAATTACAGTTTAAAACAAATGTTTGTTTTATTACATCTTCATTAAAAGATACAATGTGTTTAAAAAGTTTAGGTTATGATTGCTTTAATTTACCTTCAGAAAATAGTTATAAAATTCTTTTACCACTTATAGATATATTATTTACTAAATATGAACATGTTTATATTTATAATGATAATGATGATGCTGGTAAAAAGTTTTCAAGATTATTAACTTTAGAGTTAGACAGTAGATTAAAATATATTAATAACCCTTCTTTTTTAAAAGAAAAAGATCCTTCTGATATTATAAAAAATAGAAGTATATCTTTTTTAACAAGTATTATTGATGAAAAATTAAAAAGAGACAATGTAAATTTATTACTAAATGAATGAAAGTATAACAAATAAAAAAATAGTATTAAATCAAGCAATATGTTTAGATTGTAATACTGTTTTAAAATCTTATAATCAAATAAAAGTTGAAAAATGTAATTGTGATAATGAAAGTTGTTTAAGTGGAGGTTTAGTAGAAGTAAAAATAGGTGGTAAAGATCCTAATAAAATTAAACTATTGACTTTATACTCAACAGATGATCATACTATTTTAAGAGATTTTTGTGAATGGAATGTATATGTTACAAAAAACAATTCATTTATTTCATATAAAATAAAAGATTTAGGTGATGAACAAATTTATGATTTATTACATAATGGATTTATGGTTGATGAATATAAGCATATTTTAAAACAAGAATTAAATTATAGAAATGACAATAAATAATTTTAATTTATTTAAAACCTTCTTAAATTTTCAAGAAGGTTTTTTTTATGAAGTAGTCATACTTCAAAGAAAAAAAGACAATCTTAGTATAATAAATAATCAAAACGCAAGAATTATTAAATCTTATGTAGTAGAAAGCTTAAATTATTTAATAAATAAAGAAGAAGAAATGATAAAACTTGCAGAAGTTTTTAACGCAAGAGTTTATATTAAACCTTTTTTATATAGTAAAGAAAAATTAGGTTTTAAGATATTAGAATTATTATCTCAAAAATTTCAAAATAAAGATTTAGATTACAGTAACTTAGTTGTAAAAGCTACAGGTAATATGAGTCCTAAAAATAGAATTTGGGTAATAGATATTGATTATGATATAGCAACTGAAAGAGAAATTTTATACATACAAACTGCTATAAATGATTGTGATCCAAGTGGGGATCATATTATGTTAAAAGTTCCTACTCCTAATGGTGTACATTTAATTACTAAGCCTTTTAATACTCAACATTTTTTAACTAAACAAGATGTTTATTATAAATGTGAGATTAAAAAAAATAATCCTACAATTTTATACTCTAATACTAAACAATTATGATTACATTAGGTGAAAATACAATTCTTAAAATTTGTTGTAAAGGTACTTTAAAAATTAAAAAGAAAATTTATAATTTTAATTTAATAGATGATGGTGTACAATATATAGAATGGGATAATGATAAACCTTTAGATTATGAAAAATGGAATGATAAAATTATAGATAAATATTTAGAAGTTGAGTACTACAATAATTTGTAAATAAAAATAAGTAATTAAAAATTATTTTTTACTTTTGCACTCTTTTTTAAATTTTTAACCTTTAAACAAATAATTAAATGAATGGAAAAGAATTAGCTAGTCAGCTAAAATTTAATGAATCTTATGCTAAATTTAGAAAAGATTTAAATAGAAAAGAAACTTGGGAAGAATCTGTAGAGGATGTAATGAGTATGCATTATAATAAGTTTTCTAAGTTAAATAATTGGGAAAGTATTAAACCTTATTTTGAAATTGCTAATGAAGCATATAAAAATATGGAAATATTAGCTTCTCAAAGAAATCTTCAGTTTAGAGAAAAACATATCACTGCACATAATGTAAAATTATATAATTGTAGCGTTACTTATGTAGATAGACCTGAAGTATTTAAAGAAATCATGTATGTACTTCTTTGTGGAGCAGGGGTAGGGTTTTCAGTAGAAAAAAGATTTATTGAAAAATTACCTAAAATTATGAAGAGAGATGTAAATTCTCACTTTGTACATGTTATAGAAGACTCTATTGAAGGTTGGGCAATAGCCATTGATACATTATTATTTTCTTATTTTAATGGTACTCAAAAAGTATTATTTGATTATTCTAAAATAAGAAATAAAGGAGAGCTTATAGCAGGAGAATTTATAGCTCCTGGACCTGATGGGTTAAAAAAATCTTTAGAGTTAATAGAAAAGATATTAGATGCTAAATTAGCCAATAATGATTTTATTTTAACTTCTTTAGATTGCCATGATATTATTTGTATATTATCAGATGCTGTTTTATCAGGAGGGGTTAGAAGAAGTGCATTAATTTCTTTATTTGATAAAGATGATAATGATATGTTAAGAAGTAAAACAGGTAATTGGTGGATAGACACTCCTTGGAGAGCTAGAGCTAATAATTCTGCTAAAATCTTAAAATCTTCTATTACAAAAGAAGAGTTGGATAGTTATAAAGAATTTATTAAACAATTTGGAGAGCCTGGTGTAGTATTAGTAGATGATATTGATATGATGGTGAATCCTTGTGTTGAAATAGGCTTTAAACCTATTAACCCTTTTTCAGGAAAATCTTGTTGGTCATTCTGTAATCTAAATGAAATTATTGGGGCCAAGTGTACCACTCCTAAAAAATTCTACGAAGCATGTAAAGCTGCTGCTATTTTAGGAACATTTCAAGCTTCTTACACTAATATGCCTTTCTTAGGTAAAGATACAGAAGAGTTAATTAATTGGGAAGCATTATTAGGGGTATCTATTACAGGTATTATGAATAATCCTTCTGTGTTATTAAACCCTGAAGTTTTAGAAAAAGGTGCTGAAATTGTTAAAGAAACTAATAAAATAGTTGCTGAATTAATTGATATTAGTCAAGCTGCTAGGACAAATTGTATTAAACCTAGTGGAAATGCTTCTGTATTAGCTATGACAGCTTCAGGTATTCACCCTGCACATGCTCATAACTACTTCAGAACTATACAATTAAATAAAGATACTCCAATGGCTAAGTTTTTAAATGAAAACTATCCTGAGTTATTAGAAGAAGGAGTTTGGAGTCCAACAAATAGTGATTATGCTTGTTTTATACCAATGCAAGAAACCCCTGAAACTATTATAAAATCACAAGTTGATGAAATAGAATTTTTAAAAGCAGTCCAATTAGTTTATAAACATTGGGTACTTCCAGGAACTAATAAACATTTGGGTTATAGTGAAACTATTACTCATAATGTTTCTAACACTGTTAGTGTATCTGATTGGGATAAAGCATTTGATTACATTTTTGAAAATAAAGAAGATTTCTGTGGATTATCATTTTTACCTAATTCAGGAGATAAGATTTATAAACAAGCTCCTTTTACAGAAGTTCTTACTCAAGAACAATTAGTAAATAAATATGGAGATGCTGCTTTATTTGCTTCAGGATTAATTGTAGATGCTCTACACTGTTTTAATAATGATTTATGGGATGTATGTTCTGCTGTAACTGATAGAAATTTTGTTTTATCTGGAGATAGAATTACTGTAATGGTTAAAAAAGATATTGTAAGTAGAATTAAAAAATTTGCTAAAAATTATTTTAAATCTAATATGAATAATACTACTGAGTGTTTAAAAGATATTCATCTTTACCATAAATGGGTTAAAGTTAACAGAGTTCTTAAAAACAAACCTATAGATTTTTCTAAAGTTCAGTATACAGATAGTTTATTAAATGCTGATGAATTAAGTGGGGTTAGTTGTAGTGGCGGAAACTGTGAGATTAATTTTTAAATTTATAAAATATGAAAACTATTATTCATGTTAATCAACATAATATAAAGGCCAATCTTAAAGGAAGTAATAAACCTGTAATTACTTGTAAAACTTATAAGTCTAATAATTACGCTAATAATGTAAATATATTAGATGATAATGGTAAAGTGGTTGCAACTATTAAATATTCTCCTAACAATCCTTTATCTTGTGGAGCAAAAGTTTGGATTGAAACTAAAAATAAAATTCAAATAATTAATTAATTTTATTAAATAAAAATATGAAAAAATTAGCAGAAAAAGGTGGATGGTTATGGGCTTTTGTAGCCGCAGTTCCATTATCAATATTGTTTACATCAATACCTATTAAAATAAGCTTAGTGTGTTTACAAGCATTTGGATTCTTTATGATAGTTAAATATAATAAAGAAGTTTTTAAACTTTAATTAACCCATAACACTTTACAAAAAAGGGTTCGTAGTAGTAAAGTATTATTATAACCTCTCTCAGGAACCCTGAAATACCCATTAAGATCGGCTGTAAGAGAGGTTTTTTAATTTTTAAAATAAGAATATGAATATTAAATTTTTAATAAAATTTACAGATTATATAGCTAAATTTATGTCATTTGTGTTAATAATACATTTTATTAGTAATAATGTGTTAATAGATGGTATTAAATTACAATATTACACTCCTTTTGTAACAACTTTTAAAGTTACATTTATATCAACATATTGTATATATTTAGGATTATCATTATTTAATTACATTAAAAAATATAAATCTAAAAAATCTTTAAATCAAAATTATGACTAATCAAGAAAAACATTCAGAATTGTTAGAAACAATTACAGTATTATCAAAAACTTTAGGCACAGTAGCTCATGTTCCTGGACAACATGAAGCAACAGATGCTATAGTTAAAAAGATACTTACTTTAGTAGATAAAGTTGAAGAAAATAGTACTTTTTAAACAATTATTTTAAGAGTACCTTTAATTAGGTACTCTTTTTTATTTAAAACTTAAAATATGAAAAAAACAGCAATGCAAGAATTACTAGAAGAAGTAATTTTAGAAAGAGAAAAATCTATTAGTGTAGAATTTAGAGAGGCATTAGACTTTGTAATTACGGCAATTAAAACAGATTATAAAGAAATGGAAAAGCAACAGATTATTGATGCTTACAAAGCAGATTTGCATCCGTGTTCTGATGAAGATGCAGAACAATACTACAACCAAATTTATAACAATTAAAACTTAAATATGAAACATGATAAACATAATAGTAGAATTTCTTAGTTACGAATGGGATAATTACCAAGGAGGTAGTGGTATAATTGTTGAAATGGAAAAAATAATACAAGTAAATGAACATACCCCTCTAATTGATATTAAAACTATAGCTGTAAAATATCTTAATGATTTAAATTATAAAGATAGTTGGACAAGTAAAACTTTTTCAGGATATGGATTACTTAACATACGTATCATTTAAAACATTATTTAAAACTTAAATATGAAAAAAGAATTAAAACAATTGTTACTTCTTATTTATGAAAAAGGAGTTAGACAAGAACAAGTTGATTTAGATCAATTTGTAGAAAAAATAATTAAATTAAAAGAATAATTATGACAGCAGAAGAATTTTTAAAAGAAAAATATACAGTACTTTATAATAAACATCCTAATAATTTTAAAGATAAAATATCTTTAAAAAGTTATTTACAATCACATATTTTTGGGAGAATTAATGGTGTTGAACAAAATAATGTTGAAATGATGGCTGAATTTGCT